TTTTGCAAAAATTTATAGTGATGATAAAGATAAAGAGACTACAGAGCATAATTAAAAAAGTAAAAAGTCCAAAAAATCAAACAATAAATAAACTAAAACAAAAAGAAGATAAATTGTTTGAAGAGTTGTATGCTAACATAGATCCTATAGAAATGGATTTGTTAATTAAAACAAAAAAAGAATGACTTTAATACTAGCTTTTTGTATTGCTGGTGTTTACATCTATACATTGTGTGACATATATGGTAATGATTGGGATAAAATACGTAAGTATGGTGTCTATTGGGACATAAGCTTAACAATAATTTTGCCAATTATAACTAGTGCATCACAATTTATGATGAGCAGCGGCTTTATAGCAGGATTTATATTCTCTACTTATAGACGCAAAGTATTAAGTAAAAGAGGACTAAAAAAAGAAAAGAAAGAACCAAATAAAAAAAGAAAGACACGCAGAGAGCGTGCGTTAGAACAATATTATAATAATTAATTATGGGATTTGATTTGCACGGTTTAAAACCTCAAGAAAACACAAAAAAACCAGAGATACTAATTAAACATCAATCTGGGTGGCTAATAGAAGATGAAGCCATACAAAAAGAATGGTATAATGCATACGAAAAATGGGAAAACGAAAATCCAGGCGTATACTTTAGAAACAATGTATGGTGGTGGCGACCACTATGGATGTATGTATGCAGTTCTTGTCAAGATATATTAACAGAAAAAGATATGACAAAAGGCATATACAATGATGGGCATAAAATATCTAAAACTAAATCTAAAAAGATTGCTGCTAGATTAAGAAAGCTAATAAAGGATTTAGATGTAAAAATATATGCTGCACATTATGAAGAGAAAAGACAAAAAACTGTTGATCATAACAAAAAGATAGAAGTTTTAATTGACGTATTAAAAGAAAGAGTCAAAGAACAACATGGCGCTATATCGCCAGGAGATTATCCCGAACCACATAAAACTGATTGGGATAACTTACAAGCCAAAAAAAAATGGGAAGGCAACTATCCATTTGACGAAAAAAATGTAAAAGAATTTGCAGAGTTTTGTGAACAATCAGGTGGATTTACAATTTATTAATTATGTATATAACAACAAAAAACGTAGAATTATTAAAAGAAGCTTTAGAAAAAGCTAAATCAAAAAACAAAAAAGAATTTAAATTTCAAGGTGAAGTATTTAATGTCAAATATGCTGAATATTTAGTAGATTGGTTAACAAATATGGTAACAATTAAAAGTTAATAAGCTATGACTTATGATAAGTGGAAACTATCTAACCCGCAAGACGACGGATATACCTTCGATGAGGTTACAAGCTGTTGTGGTGCAGAACAGATAGGAAGCGGAGCAAGTAATTGCTGTGACGCTAGATTCTGGGGACATACAGATATTTGTGGCAATTGCAAAGAACACGCAGACGAATATATGATATGCACAGAATGCGAAGAAGACGATTCACAATATGAAATGATTAGTGAATACGAATACAATGAACGCAGAAAAGATGATGCACAAGAATATAACAAAGATGAAAATTAAAGAAATCAGCGTAAGCTACTCAGAATCAGTCAATACTGGTAATTTTGAAAACGTAAAATGGAACATTACTAAAGTTGTAGAAATACAAGAAGGTGATGACGAATCAAAAGTTACAGAAGAATTAACAAACAATGTCTATAAGACTGTTAAAAATCTTGTAAACTTTACAAAATTAAAAAAGATAACTATGTCTTCTGCGCCTAACAAAAAAGGTGTAGTTAAAAAAGTTAATGTAAACGACGTAGAAGATTACGAATTAGAAAACAGAAAACATGAAAACAAAATTTCTTAGTTTATTATTTTTAATAACAACACAGCTATATGCACAAGAACAATCCATTGTAGTGGGTGGAGATAGGAATCCTGCTTTTGTTAACGATGTAAGAGTTACAGAGTGGTTTAACACAAAACATTTAAGTTATGAATTACCACCAGATATTAAAACTGTTTTAATTATTGGTGACCATGGTTTTTATGGTGATACAGTAAAAACATACAGAGTATTAGAGTGGTATAGAAAAGATGGCGAACATTATAAAAACATGGTTCATACTAACAATAACATGCATATCTATCATTTTGTTCCTACTATAATAGATTCAATTTATGTTTCAGAAGTTATAATTAAATATGAATAGTAATAAAAAAACAACTAGCTTAAAAATAAAAGTAATGAACATTTTACTTGAAGATCCTGTTTATAGAGACGACGATCAAAGATTGGTAGCTCGTATAATATGGGAATCTATGCATAAAAAAGATATAACAGCTAAAGAGCTGTTGCAAGACATGTTCATACACAAAAAACATCCTAAACCTAAATCAATAGAAAGATGTAGCAGATTATTGCAAGAAAAATATCCAGGACTACGAGGTAGTAACTGGGTTAAAAGACAACAGAAAGCTGAACAAGCAAAAATTAATGAAATACCAAGATTAGTATAATGGAAGTAAAAATTAAATTAGAAGATGTACTAGCAGTACAGAGTGTAAGTTACCAAGAAGATCAAATGATAGAGTACATACAAAGCGTATTAAAATCTATGCCTAATGTAAGTTTTGTCACAGAAAGTGTTAAAGTTGGTAAAAATACTATACAAAATATTTATGCAACAAAACAAATGCCAAGCGGCGTTGCATTACACTATCCTTGCTTTGTTTCACACACAGACACAGTACATAACATATTAGATAATTTTGAAATATGTAAAACTAAAACTGAAGACGACACATTGTTTTATGGTATGACAAAATACAAACACTACAAACTAGGATGCGATATTACAGAAACAGCAGGTTGTGGTGGCGACGACAAAGTAGGCGTGTGGGCTTGTCTAAATCTATTAAACGAGCTAGACTATGCTAAAGTAGCATTCTTTGCTGCAGAGGAGGTAGGTACAGTAGGTAGTGGCGTAGCAGATATGACATTCTTTGAAGACGCTGCATTTGTATTGCAAACAGACAGAAAAGGTAACGATGACTTTGTAACTAAAATTGGATTAGTAGAATTATCTGGCAATGAATTTCAAAACAATATTGCACACTTGCTCACTAAACGTGGATTTAAATTACAACCTAACGGCGGACTTACAGACGTTAAAGAATTAAAATCAAGCGATAAAGGCCCAAACGTAGCTATGGCTAATATATCGTCAGGCTATTACAGTCCACACACAGACGACGAGTATGTGAGCTATAAAGATGCATTAAACACATTAAACTTAATGTACGACATAGCAATACATGTTGGAGGAATAAAGCAAGAACATACTTATGAAAAAACTTACAACACTTACAACGGATACAACACTTACACAGGTGTTCAAGGCTACAACAAGTGGGGTGGAAATTTTACAAGGGACGCAAATCCAAAAATATGGCAGACAAACAAAATTCAGGTTCTAAATGCTCAGAATGTGGTGAAGAGTTAACAAAATACCAAAATCACAAACTATGTTTAAATATGCATTGTACTAAAAGCAATGTATATACTAATTATATAGATGATGGATTTTATTATGAAGATGCACCAATACTATACCCTGTATATAAAAAAGAAGTTTATGAAATATATAATTTGTTAGAAGAAAATCCTATAGCTTATTATAACGACGTAAACAAAAGCTTGTACACAAAACCATTTAAAATTGTAGACACAAAAAAACAGAAAGATTCAGAAGATTTAAAAAGTCTAGATGATTATTTAGACTCAAAAGTACCATTTTAATAATTAAACAACATGATACAAATAGTTAAAATAAAAGACGAGTATATACAAGAAGATACATCTAATAAGTATATTGATGTGCAAAAATTGCACGAAGCAACATATAATCCTAATATACATTTTTCCAAGTTGTCACATGTGAGAACAATGCAAGAATTGTATTATACACATGAAAATCTATTTTACATTATAGAATATACTATAGATGGATTTATATTGCTACCTGTAAATTACACAACAAAACATCTTTATTTTATACATACAAATAGATCGTCTTGTATAATACCAGAAGAAATGTTTGATAAAGTTGAAGAAATTGAAGTTCCATATGGTTTATACGAAATATATAATTTCAAAAATCTATTTAAATTATCTCAAAATCTAAAAGACAAAATTAAATCTATACCACACAATAACATACATGATATGTTAAATGATTTTGAAAAAGGTATAATGGACAGTTTAGACAGAAACGAAAAAGATTGGCCTGTAATGATTGATATTGCAATAGATGATAAAAGTAAAATTTCGTATTGGACTATAAGAAAGATTAAAAACCTATTAAAAAGCGATGATGATGGTTACACTACATATTTTGATAGAAATTTAAGCCTTACAGAAAATTTAAGAAATCCTGAGCTTCGTAAGAAAAAAGCTATAATGTCTACTTTTGGTAGAGTATTTAACAAATTATTTCATTATGGCACCTATACAGCCAGGCAACTAGAAGAATTTGAGTCTTTGTTTCTAATACATAATCTAGACAAAATAGGTTATTTTGAAATTACAAGTGACATACATCATGCTTACGATAGTGATAACTATAATGAATCAAATGGTAATGGCACTTTAGGTCAATCGTGTATGCGTCACGAAGAAAATCAAAGGTTATTAGATTTTTACAAATCATTAGGTAAAGATGTAGTACAATGTTTAGTGTTATATAACAATGACGATTTAATAATAGGCAGGGCTTTGTTATGGAATAAATGTTATAACAGAAGGCGTAAAACACATTTTGTAGTTATGGATCGTGTGTATACGGAATACAACGCTTTAGAGATATTTTTCCATGTATATGCTAAAGAAAATGGTTATATTCGCAAAAAACTAAACTCTTACAGAAACAATACATTAATACAACCTAACGGTAAAGGCGGTATAGGCGCTTGTTATGTAAAATTTGATCCAAAAAATCTTGAAAACAGAGAGGATATGAATGTACCATATGTTCCTTGGCTAGATACATTTAAATTTGCAGATTTTGACAAGGGTTATCTAACAACTCATAAAAATCTAGGCGGCAACAAAATATGTCAAAATACACACGGCTCTGTAGGACATGTATATGGATTAAATGAAGAAACTTACGAAGTAAAAATGAATGAATTAAATAGTATTCACAATCAAAAAATATAAAATTTATGTATTATGAGCTAGAAAACATAATATTAGGTAATATAATAGTAGACACTAAATTGTATCACCAAAACGCACAGTTGTTTAATATACATATGTTTGATGATCCAAGCAATATATTAATATACAAAGCGTTTACAAAAATTATAAAAAAAGGCAAAGAACCAGACATTGTAAACATAGGCAAAGAATTAGGTACTAAAAGTAAATTATCAGTAAAAGTTGTACAATTAACTAGTACATCTACACTTATGCCAAGAGAGTTTGACTCAGCATTACAAAGTTTGGTTGAATCGTCTAAAAGAAAAATAGTAAATGAATATTTACAAGAAATCAATAACCATGTACAAAATCAATCTGACATAGCTGTTATTAGCGACAAGATTAATGATTTACAAAACAGGTTAGTTGATAACCACGAGGATAAAGATAAAACTCTTATAAAACAATTGGTAGAATTTACTGAAGACCTTGCTGTTAAAATTAATACAGAAGGTATAACAGGAATTACCACAGGCTTTAAATCTCTTGATGATTTTACGAATGGATGGCAACCCACTGATTTAATTATAGTCGGTGGTGCGTCATCTATGGGTAAAACGAGTTTTGCTGTAACAACTGCATTTAATGCAGCTAGAGCTAAAAATCCTATTGCAATATTCAGTTACGAAATGTCATCTATACAACTACTACAAAGAATGGTTAGCATTCAGTCTGGCGTAAGTAGTCATTGGCTTAGAAAAGGCGCATTAGATGAACAAGAAATTAAAAAAGTTAATAAAGCTGTCGGTTACATAGAAAATTTACCGTTAATAATAGATGACTGTAATAATACAGATTTAAGCTATTTATTATCAAAAATAAAACAGTACGTGCACACTAACAAAATCAAACTTGTACTTGTAGATTACTTACAATTAGTTACCTGCAAAAGGTCAAGTCGTGAGCAAGAGGTTAGTGCAGTAGCACGTGCATTAAAAAATCTAGCTAAAGAATTAGATATAGCTATTATAGCATTGTCACAACTTAATCGTGGCGTAAGCTTTAGAGCAGATTCCAAACCTACAATGTCAGATCTACGTGAGTCAGGCGAGATAGAACAAGCTGCAGATATTGTAGCTTTAATATACAGGCCTGAATATTATGGTTTGCACGAAGATGAGACAGGTAACCCAACAAAAGGACTTGCAAAAGTAATCTTTGCTAAAGGACGTAACATTGGTGTAGGAGAGATAAATCTAAGATTTGTAGCTGAACAAACTAAATTTGAAGATTATGAAAATATTTAGCATTTTATTGTATTGCGTTATAGGCGTAATAACAACAACAACCTTGGTATTTTTATTTCCTATTTTAGGTATGTGTCTAGTAGGATATGTAGTATATAAGACTGCAAAAATCTTGTTTAATTGGTAAAAATTTCGTATTTTTAAATACTATTTTACAATGAAAAACAAGTCAAAATTAGATAAAATATATGAAGAAATTGCATATGACACAGGCATAAAAAAGTCTGTAGTACAAAATGTAATAAAAAGTTTGTTTGTAAAAATAGGTGCAAGTTTAATACAAAACACACCTGTGATGATACGTAAATATATAAAAATTGTAAAAGCATCACGACAGACAAAATCAACCCAAAAAAATTATAATGATTATGAAACAAGAAGCAATTAATTTAAAAGATTTGCAAAAAGAACTGCCGTACAAATGGAGAGTACAATCTTCTAGATATGGTAAAGCGAACTGCGTAGCATATATAGATGCACGTGACGCACAAGATTTGTTAGATGATGTAGTAGGGCCAGGCAATTGGTCTACAGAATACTACGACGCTAACGGACTTTTAATGTGTAGAGTAGGTATACTTGTCAATGGACATTGGGTATGGAAATCAGACACAGGATCTGAATCTAATGTAGAAAAAGACAAAGGACATGCATCTGACGCATTTAAACGTGCTTGTGTATCCTGGGGTATAGGTAGATTCTTATATAGACTGGACATACAAACATTACAAACCAAAGATTATAAGGGTAAAGAATATCCTTATGCACCTGAAAAAGATAAAATTATTTTTGATGGTGACACACTAACTAAATATATAAATTGGAAAGTAAAAAATGGAAAGTAAAACACTATTAGACATAGCGGCTTTAGAAGCTACATATGCCTACACTAATCAGAATTATACTGACGAGTTAACAAACGAGATTATGGACTATCTAAGACATAAATTAGATATAAATCAAAACTCTGATAAAGATGACGTTATTTATAGTCAAATATGGATGATGATCACATTACATAACAATAAAATCAAAAACACTTTAAACAAAAATTAATATGTCAAATTGGAATTTAAACGAGGTAAGCACCTCACAAAAAACAGAAAAAAAAGAGTACAAAAAAGTAGATTACTTAAGAACTCCTGGATCGTACACATGTACAGTAAATGGACAACTCTCTGAAAAAGAAATGGAAGGCTATACAGGGTCACCATTCTTAGACTTTATTTTGTACACATCAGATGGTAAAAAAACTAAAGCTAGATTTTGGACACCAAAAGAAACTGACGCACCAAAAACTGCAGATTTTAAACGTAAACTACTAAAAGAGTTTATGATTAACTGTGGTGTAAAAGACTTCACAAATATGTCTGATGCGTTAGATCAAGTAATTGGTAAAAGGCTACAAGTTTGTTTTACTACACAAGAGTACATTGGTACAGATAGAGAAACTAACGAACCTGTTGTTAGAACATCACTACAATATAAATTCTCTAAAAAAGTAGGAGAAACTATAAAGTATGATGCTAAATACAACAGAACGTTAAGTCCTGAGCAAACTATGCAATACAACGAGTTGCATAAATTGTGGTCTGAAACAAAAACAACTGTAGAAGACGACGACAACTTACCGTTTTAATTAAAAACCGTATATTTGGGGACTCAACATCCCTAAATATATGGAAATATTCATACCAGGTAATGTACCTTCATCTAAAAACTCAAAAAGATGGACGGGTAAAATGCTAATCAATTCAAAAACTGTTATGAATTATATAAAGAAAACACAAGCAGACTATCTTATAAATAAACCCAAGTTTAAAAAAATGATAGAAAACAAGGAATTTCCTGTGACTGTATCGTTTACGTTTATAAGAGGTAGTCGACATAAGTTTGATTATATAAATCCAGCACAAACCGTACAAGATTTAATGGTTAAAAATCATTGGATAGAAGACGATAACGCAGAGTTTATTATACCGCATTTTGAGCAATACAGTTATGACAAAGAAAACCCTGGTGTTATAATAAAAATTATATGATAAAAGAATTTATTGATACTTATCTAGACCATTATAATATGGATAAAGATTTGTTTATGTCTAGCAAAAGGACTAGAGACTTAGTTGATCACAGAATGATAATATGTACTGTACTTAGAAAGAACGGTCCATATACATATTCTGAGATTGGTAAAGCTATTAACAGAGATCACGCAAGTGTTATACATCATAATAAAAATTACGATACTTTATCTTATATACCTGAAATAGAAAAGCTTTATTACGCAGGTATAAGTATTTATAATATGATAGATAACAATCCAAAAAGTAACGATTCTCTAGAATTAGTAAATACATTTATGTATTCTAATAAAACGCTTAGAAAAAAATTAATTGATAAAACTAAAAAATTAAAAAATATTGTTGAAGAACACAAAACTTTAAAAAGAAATTACTTAATTTTAAAATCTCAAATTAAAACACATTAATATGGCAAAAAACAAGAAAAAAACAGATGAAGGAACAGTAGAAGTAACTATTGACGGAGTAAAAATTACAATACCACTATTGGTTAAAAGACTACTAGAGGATCAAAGAAAGTCTATACATTATTATAATCACGTACTAGCATTATGGATGTACAAAAGTTATGATGAGAATAGTGATAAATCTATTGATCACGAAATAGCTAGTTTTATCAACGAAAGTATACCAGAAATCAAAGAAATGATAGAGCATTTTAAAGAACAAGATGCTAAACAAGAAAATAATTTAGAGGTTGTAGAAGATACAGACATTAATTAGTATCTTTGTACATCTTTCTGACTGAACTTTCCATGTTCAGATTTCATTGTTTTTTTGATTGGTTGTTCCCAGGGCTTGTTAAAGCAGGCCTTGGGCGTATACTATTATGGAACTAGACGACATTTTTTCGGACAACAAAGAACCTATAGAACAACCTATAGAATGGTGGCAAGAAGACAAAATAGATCAAATTATAGAACTTTGTCCTTACCCACAATGGATGGTTGATGATATAATAAATAATAAACCATCTACAAAAAACGAAGCAGACATTTTATTAAACAAACTGTGGTTTGATCACATACCCAGAGATCCTAAGGATCAGTTATTAAAAATGCTTTATCTAAATACTTTAATATGAAAAGAGATGAGCAAGTAGATATTATATTTATAATTATCTTATTTAGAGCTTTTCACGAAATGCTATACAGCATGAAAGGTAAACATAGTAAAGTTACAAAACAAAAATTCAATAGATTAGTAAAGGTCGCAAGACAATACGAAAGGGACATAAATAAATGGGTAGAAAACTCAGAAGAAGTAGAAGAAATCTACGATCAATTTATGGACTTATTAATAGAAGCTAAAAAAGAAATTTAAAATGAGTAAAACAACAATAGTATTTGAGGGAGGCGTAGACAATATACGCACCTTAGCAGACAACAGCCTAAGAGTATCTTTAGGTACACCAGAACTATCACCACAAACTGTAGGTGATTTATATAGCGTATTAAAACAACCTGGATTTGTAGTATTATCAACACAACCTATAACGCAAAAGCAAATAGATGCAGTAGAATCTGCAAGTATTGATATGGAGTTTGATACAAAAACACCAGCACAAAGATTGCGTAATGTTTTATACAGAATATGGGAACAAACATCACCTAAAGACAAAAACTCAGAAGGTATAACAGAGTATGTAGATTTTGATTTATTCTACAAACGTAAAATGAACGAATTAATTAACCACTTTAAAACTAAATTAGGATGAATTACAACAGTATTACAAAAAAATACACTAAAATTAAAAACATCAATATTGTATTAAGAGCTTTTTACGCCAAATTATTATACAAGTTAGGTGTTAGTGTAAAAGAAATTGCATTTAGATTTGAATTATCTGAAAGCAGAATATACCAATATTTAAAAAAATGATTACTAAGGATACTAGAAAGACTTTTAAAATTAGGTATTCTGGTAGGTCTACCGACTACATTAGTCCTAGTTTTGGTCACGGCTGCTTATATGATTGTAGTTATTGTTATATGAAACGTCATAAGCCTACAGGATTAAGTATCGCTCAAAACCCTAACGATATATTGACTAGTATAAATAACCATGTTTATTTTGCTGACGTAGACAAACCTAATCAAACACACCCTGAGTTTATAACTTATGACATAAGCTGTAACGAGGACTTTGCATTACACGCTAAATATCACGATTGGACATATATATTTGATTTTTTCAAAGAACATCCATTAGCTATGGGTAGTTTTGCAACTAAATATGTAAATCCCGATTTTGCTACGTATGATCCTGAAGGTAAAATACGTATAAGATTTAGCTTGATGCCACAACATATGGCTGACATACACGAGCCTAATACATCTAAAATAATTGATCGCATTAAAGCTATTGACGCTTTTATTGAGGCTGGTTATGATGTACATGTAAACTTTAGCCCTGTTATAGTTTATGATGGATGGCTAGAAGACTACAAGCACTTGTTTACTATGTTAAACAATAATGTGGAATACAAAGAAATTGTCAAAGCTGAGGTTATATTTTTAACTCACAACAAAAATAAGCATATTGAAAATTTAAAAAGAATTGTAGATGTAGAGTCACATTTATGGAGGCCTGATATACAAGAAACTAAAAATTCACAATATGGTGGTGAAAACTTACGGTATAAAGTAAATTTAAAATCACATTTTATAAAAGAATTTACTAAATTACATGACCAAATAATACCGTGGAATAAAATTAGATATATATTTTAAAACAATGAAAGAAGAAAAATCAAAATTACTAGAAGAACTGTTAGAGCTTTCTACTACAATAGTTCAAGAAAGAAACAAATCAAAAAACTTATACGATCAAGTTATATTTGAAACAGCTGATGTTTACTATTGGCTGCACAGATACATAGAAAGTTTACCCGCTATGGATAGAGAAGTAATAACTAACAGAGTAAGAACTAAAGAAAAAGTCAACAATAAAATAATTCAAGTTGACTATGAATCAATTAAATTTTAATTATGAAAGTAGACGAAACAACATTCAAAATCAGAAAAACATGCGACTCTATAAAAGAGTTTTTAGTAGCAAAAAATAAAAGTTACGGCGATTCAGCAACCAAACCATTAAACATTTTTAGTAAAGGAAACGCTGTACAAAGCCTTTGTGCTAGGATAGACGATAAGCTTGCTAGAATTAAAAACAGGGGTATTGATAAAAATACTTTAGATACTGTTGACGATTTAATAGGATATTTCGTACTTTTGAAAATAGCAATTAAAGACAGTAAAAGTGTTAATGAAGAAGAAAACAAGTAAACTATTGTATAAAGCACATCTTTTAATAAATAACGCTACAGGAGTAGATGTACCTAAATACAAAATGGATGAAGCTAAAAGAGAGGCTAGAAAACTTTATAAAGAAATAAAAGATTTAGATCCTAAAATATATAACATTTTAAAAGAAGATTTGTAATGAAACTATTAATTGAGGTAGAACTAACCAAAAGAGAATCAGAGAAAGAAAACGCAGAACAAATATTAGTCGAAAGATTATATAACAAATGCGACGATTGGTTGACTGGTAAAGAAATACCTGAATTAATATTTGTCTACGATGAACAAGATATAAATCCTTTAGATGCTTATAAGTACAATAGAGACGATGATGAATTTTTAAATTAATGGGAGTACATATACAGCAAGTAATATTTTACGAAAAGAAAGGTGATTTAACAACTAAAAAGATTGTTGTACCAAAAATAATAAACACAGATATATCATTTCAACTACAGTTTGGATTTACTATGCCAAAAAAAACTAGAAGAAGTTCAGACAATACGTTGAAATCATATCCAGACGTAAGTAATTTATGACATATCCAGAAAAACTAAGAAGATACAGAAGGTGGTTAGTTAAACAAATAAAGAAAGTTGATGACGCACTCAACGCACAATACAGAAGATAACGAATGGATCTTCATATATTGGTTGTAATATGGCCTAGTTAATTTTAACGTTATAGTTTAACTTAGCTTGCACCCCGTTATAAGCGCTCCATACAAAGGCGCTAGCTTTTTTAATGTTACCTACATAACCTTTTTGATCGTGCCACTCATCTGTAGCAGACATAGATGACAGATTACGAACAGTCAAACCGTTTAACTCTTCTACTGCTTGCATCTTGTAAGCTTTATTAGTATGTAAATGACCTCTATGTACCTCAACATAGCGAACGTCGCTCCAAATGTCTCTATAACGCTGTGAAACTATTCCTGGCAAGTCATTTAGTTTAGGACCATCACCATGGTCGTTTATTATTAAACATTTACCATAAACAAAAGATTTCATCATAGAGTTGCCGTTGTCTACTGTAACGTTTTTGTTGTTTTCATAAAACATTTCTAAAGCGTCACCTATGTGCATCATAGATTCTCTATCGTGATTACCTGGTATAACGCAAACGTGTACATCTGCATACTCTACAAGCATTTGTATACATTCTACTATTAACTTTCTTCCCGCTCTATATATTTCTATACCTTTATCAGTATTGTACTGTGGTGTGCCTTTAGTTGTACTAACTATAGGCCAATCGCCGTCAGAATTTAAAAAATCATTACCTACTACAAAAAGTATTTGGTTTATATAAAACCCACTAGCTCTTTGCACTAAGTGTGTTAATGCATCAATCATTCTGCCTCTAGCTATATCTAAGCTGTATTCATCACCATCTATACCTATCTTACCAAGATGTAAATCAAAAGCGTTTATTTCTAATAGATGCGGATCATCATCTTTATAACTAGAAGGTCTAATTACTTGTTTAGGCACAGAACTAAAAAGAGGAGTCAAGTCTTCGACTAGCTCCTCTCTAATTTTCTTTATGTTTTCTAAAGGGTTTATCTTCTTTAACCAAGCTTTAGTTCTAAACATTGGTATTGTTATGGGTCTTTTAGCTTTATCAAAGCCTGTAACCTCATAAGTACCTATATCGTACTTGTCTACCTCCCAAACATCTATATCTACATTACAAGCCTTTAAAAGGTCGTCTAACGACTTAACTCTTTTACTATCTTCACAAGTAGCCGTAGCAGAATCTTTGCTTTCATAAAAATTTGTTTTTTCTTTACTTGTTGGATTTACTATTTTTTTTCTAAGTCCTCTTGCTATACTTCTAACTTTTTCATAAGAACAATTGAAGAGCGTTGCTGTTTGCTGGTAATCCTTGTTTAATTTTTCTGGATTAGCTAACAAATACGATTTAATCTCGTCTGTATTATTTTTTTTCATAAGGTGGTCCGAAATCGTGTTGTGATTTTACATCGATTTGAACAGGTTTAAAAGTATGATTCTTTCTCCATTTCTTAACCTTGGACATAGCTATATTTACTAACATGTCATTGTTAATAACGTCCTCACCATCATGGAATTTGATAAAAACATCTTTGATTTTAATTTTGTTTTTTTTCTTGTCCTGGAATACCCAATCGGTAAGCCAAATAGGAACCTTTTCTTTCATAATAATACAGTTACATCCAATTGACCTTGGTCATTTTGTTTGTAAATATATAAATAAAAAGGACTTGTACCACTTGTAAATTGTTTTTCTGTACCAATAACACCAGACAAAGAGTGTTGCTTAGCATTAGCAGCAAAAGCTGTAGCAGCAGCTATACCTTTTTGTCTCATTAAATATACTGTAGTAGGATGATTTTCTAATGTTTGATTAGGTAGCTTGCTACTATCTTGATCTAAGTTGTATTGTGATAGAAGCAAATTAAAAGTTAATGTTTCTGATGTACTAGCGTTTACAAAAAGTATATCTTGTAGCTGTCCATGTGTATTACTATCGTATATTTTAGTATACTTATTTGTTGAGGTATTAGTTAAATAAGATATATTTTTATAAGGCAACACAAAGTTCTTAGAAGAAACCTGTGACACAACTTTAGACTCAGCTTGTATTACATTACCAGAAGACGTAGTTATTGTAGATGATTTTCTAGCAGATTTGATAGACTCTGACTCGTAATCAGTTCTTAATAATTTATCGTATTCTTCTTTACTTAATGCCATCGTAATCTATATATTCTATTGTAACACTTTCTCCGTTTTTTAGAGCTTTTGCAATTTTTGGATAAACTCGTCTATACGCATTGACACTTTTTCCAACAAATCCGTCTTTAATAATGGTATTGTTTTCTTGGGAATCTCCAAGAATAAGACAGCCACTAGTATGTTCATCAGTATTTCCAGTATGTATAAGAATAAACTCAAAACCAGGCACGTCAATGATATGAAGCATACCGATGTGTATATCAGGATATTTTTTAGTATATCTTTCATGAAATCCTCCTTCTTTTCTTAATTTAATATTATAAATACCCGCTGGTATTCTTGTTTCACCTTTAACTTTTAGAACTCTATGTTCGTCCTCTAAAGTATAACATAAAAACTGATTACCCAAATCATTAACCTCAAAAAGCAGACCGTTAGTAGAGTCTGCTTCTGAGTTATACCTTAATACTTTAAGTTTCATATTATGCGTCTAGCGCATCGCAAAGTAAAAACTGCGCTTTTTGTGCAGCTGTTGCAGCATCTAAATCCAAATTATTAGAAGCATCTCCTGCACCATCAATATTTACTGGTGAAAAGAATCCTTCTCCTGGTTTTAAGTCTGCAATAATATCTCCGTCAGGTTTAACAGATATAGCATAGTCTGTATCTACATTTTTAACAAAAGTATATATTCTATCTTTATTTGTTAAGTTAGCCAAGTTTATTCGATCATCACCCGTGCCTACTAAAACCTCACCTGTAGTTAAAGATTCTCCTGTAGTATGAGATTGTGATATAAAACTAGGATTAAAAGAAAATACAATACTACCGTTTTGATCTGTTAATGTAAAAGATCCTGATACCTGTACGTTTAGTGCTTGTGTCGCCATTTTATATAATTTTTAAAATTATGCTGCCGAATCTATTTCTACAGCAAAATATTCAACTGTTACAACTCCTGTGTTTGCACGAGCTGTTGTAGTTCCTGTTCCTCTAATAATAGTAAATAAAAATTCACCTGGTTCTAAAATACCAATAATATCATTAGCAGTAGACGCACCATCGTATACTGTTACGTAATTAGTATCATCCATATTTTTAACGTAAATTAATCTACCATAACCAGGAGCAGACATAATTGTTGCGTCTGAACCTGTTGGTACATCAATACGTCCTGATGCAATTTGATCAACACCAGTAATATTCAACGAGAAACTAGCAGCTTGAGCCTGACTATATCCTGTGCCAGATGTAGCGGTCATATTTAAACTACCATTAAATGTATAATTTTGTGCCATTTTTAATTAAATTTAATCTGATTACAAAGTTACTAAAATAATACTACTAATTATTACTAGTACTATTTTTTTTAGAACTACCTCCAAAAAAGAAATCTATAATAGTATTTACCTTAGCTGACATAGCTCCAAATATTGTAGATATAAAGCTTATTTCAAATTCACCTAAACTAATAGACCCATTTACAAAATGCTGAAACATAACAAAGCTTATGCCAAAATACGCTACAGTAAAAAGAGTTGCTAATACTTTTTGTATAATAGCATCGTCTTTATATAAATCTCTTGCAGACTTTCTGTCTTCTACTTCTTTAGCAAAAGCTTCACGCTCTGCATCTAACAAAAGTTTTTGCAATGCTATTTTAGCTTTTTCTCTTTCTTCATCAGTTGTAATAACCTCATCAAGTATGCCTTGTGCATTATCTACAACTTTACCAAAAATATTTCCTAATATGTTTTGTAGCATATTAGTATTTTTTTGACTTCTTAACTTTAGCCTTTTTTACAGGTTTAGCTTTTTTTACGCTTTTCTTTGCGCTTTTCTTATATGATTTTTTATACATAACTAATTATTTAACTTCCACAATTTTCACAATCAGCATCATCTATATCGCAAGACTCAGGCTGTTCTTTATTAGTGAGGTCTATCATCCAATCCTCGAAGGCATCTGCTACCTCTTGAGTTAATGTGCTGTTAGCACAATTGCATTTAGACTTGTCACAATTTTCTTTTTTACAAAAATTTAATTCTTGTTCAACACTCATATTCCTTGTATAATCGTAATAATATTTACTTCTTTTTACCACTTCTTTTCTTTTTTGCTGTTTTAGCTGCTTTTTTAAATTGTTTAGCTGTAGGAGCCCCTTTACTACCTGGCTTTCTCATTTTTTCACCAGAACCAGCTTTTATTCTTTTTCTTTTTGCATGTATGTTAGCGTATAATCCTTTTTTAGCCATATCATTTACGTTTACAAGACTCTAGTCTAGCCAACTCTTTTTCCAAGTCATTTATTCTATCGTCGTTTTCATTAATAAGCTTTATTTTCTTTTCTAATCTTCTTTCTAATATTGCAATGTCTTCTTCTAATTGGCCTATTTGACTATATGCTATACCCATAGTAAATATAATACCAATTATCCATATTATATTACCAATAGATATA